TGTCCGTGTTCGGATCCACCATAAGTTGACCGTTGTCGGTCTCCTCATCGAACTTGAGACCGGGTGTAGTATCTTCAAGTTCCACGTGGATCTTGCGGTCGTAGGGCACGGGGTTGTCGAGCACCAAGCCTTTGCCTGCGGTGATTCCCCAGTTCAGCAGCGCCCCCTCGGGGCCGACGAACGCCACCACCTCGCCGTCATAGACCTCGCCGCCTGAGTCCGGAATATCCTCAAAGTAATCGCCAGCCGCCCAGCCGATGAAGTCGTTGACGGCGATACCGCGGTAGCCGATGGGGGTGTTCTTGCCGCGCGGGCCGGTGACCTTGATGAACAGGTCGTCCGATTCTTCGTCCACCCATGACTTATCAAGGAAAGCAAACTTACCACTGACAAAGGTGATGTATCCGTGGGTGTCGAAATCGGTCCATGCCTCGCCCCATGCTGTCCATACGCCCGTGACCTTGAGGCCGTGGATTATCGCCAGTTGCGCCGCGGCCGCGGGATTGGACACGCGCACCACGGCCCACTTCACCTGCGGCCATTCCTCCTCTTCGACCAGTCCTTCGCGCCAGAGAATCTGTGCTGCGCCTGCCACCCCACTTTCCAGGTGCCCCGTTTCGCCGTCGGCCACGTCGGCGAACTGGTGGTTCTCATCCGTGATGTTCACCTGGACCGGCGTCACGCCCATCATCAGGCCGGGAACGATGACGTCCGCCTTGGCGGGCTCGAGGAGGACGACGAACCGGCCCGCATGGTCGGCCGTGGTCGGGACGATGCCCTTCAGGGCCGGCCGGTTCTGGAACTCCTGAAGGTTGTCCGTGGGCGTGAAGATCGGGACATCTATGCCGAGGATCGCAAAGCGATCCTGATCGGCGCCGGAAGTGTTCTTGACGGGGACGACGTTTCGGGACTCGAGCCGGCGAGCGGGGCGCTCCGCGCCTGTTCCCTGCTGGCGGCCGCGGTGGGCCTGGGCCGCCTCCACGAAGGCGTTATAGGCATCGGCCGGGATTCGCAGCCGTTCACCGGGCCGGACCCGCTTCAAGGCCATGACATTTGTTCCCGCCTACAGGCCCAGGACGGAGAAATCTCCATCTTTGTGCACCTTTTCGACATAAGCGGCGATGGGGATCTGAACAAGCGCTTTCGCCGCGTCGTCTTCGGCATCCGCGTAGCGAAACCAGAGATAGTCCCATCCCTTCTTGGAGATTTTGTGCCCGAGGATGTCGGTCATATCGGCGATGTCCATATCTGTCCGGTTCGGTTGGGCGTCGAACTCATAGACGATTTCCAACCCCCCGTCGGCTCTTCGTCCGCCCTCGCGGTGCCCCAGGAATCGGCACTCGCCCGCGGCGAAAGTCATGGTGCGGCCGGTCTGCGTGTCGGTGACAGTGAACTCGGCGACGTTCATCGGCGTGTCGATCAGGGCGTAAAGGGCCGCGATGGTCGGCAGACTTTCATCGGCCGGGTCCCACACCTTCGTGGCCGTCAGCCGCATGACCGGCAGGGGAATGTCCACGCCTTCGACGGAGTCGTCCGTGACGCCGATGGCGCCCTTGTTGTTCGCTGGATCCTTGTCGGGTGGAGAATAATAGCCCAGCGTCTCGAGGCTCTGTGTGATGTGCTGCGTACCGCCGGTCGTATCGACGGAGAGGACCACGTCGCCGATCTCCGTCTGGATCGGCGCGGACCCGGACGGCTGGGCGTACTCGACAATTCCCTCCCAGATGCAGGCCGGCTCGTCGCCGGCGTCCACGTGGACAGGCTCGACGCGGGCGCGCTCGCGCACCAGACCGTCGTAGGCGGCGGGCACGTCCCCGCTGGCGAGGAGCGCGGTCCGCGCGGCGGCGCCGTCGGCCGTGCCGCGGATGATAAAGCGCATCTCCGCCCGATCTTCCCCGCGGGTGCGGCTGTCGGGTTTTTCGCTTACCGTGATCGGCATGGTCTATCCTCCCCCGGACTGCGCTCCGGGGGATTACCCCACGGATTGCAATCCATGGGCTTTTCTATTCGAAGACCAGTCCGCCATCCTCCGCCATGTCGACGAGGCGCTTCGTGTTCTTGGCGGTTGCCTTCGCCGCGTTGGTCAGGGCGTCGCCCAGGCCGAGCGCCTCGGCCGCAAACGGGCTGAAGGTCCCCCGGACCCGGACGGTCCGCTCCACAGCCTCGCCCACACCCTCGCCGATGTTTTTCAGCAGATCCGCAATGTTGGGCACGGGCGGCGCCCCCGGCGGTTCTTCCTCCCCCCACAGCGGCCGTTCCGCCAGCTCGCGTGCCTGGGCTGCATCTCTGACCGCCGTCTCCCACGCGGCTTCGGCGTCGGCGAGTTCCTTTTCCGCTGCGGCCAGGGCCTTGCCGTGTGCAGCTGCGTGTTTGCGGCGGGCGGCGGCGGCCTTTTCGGCGGCGTCGATGAGGGCCTTCTCTTTTTCGTCCTCGATTCCCAAAAGGGTTTTTTGCAGGTCTTCCTCGGCGTCAACGAGTTTTTTATCCGTCTCGCCGACGATCTCTGCGCGCCTGGCTTTCCAACGCTCAAAAATTTCTGTTTTGCCGGCCGCATACTCTTCCGGTGTGATTTCGCCGCGCCCCCTGCGTGCCTTCAGTTCGGCGGCCTCGCGCCGAGCGGCCGCTCGGCCCACGGTCTCGTGAAGTTTGAGTTTGACAAGGCCCGCGCCGACGGCGCCGATGGTCGAGAAAAGCGCCTTCATCTCGGCTGCAACCGTGGCGATTTTTGCTCTGACCTGGGTCCAAAGCGCCAGGAAGCCGTAGAAGGCGTCCGTCGCCGTGTCGAGAAATGACTTCTTCCAATCGAGCCAGGTCGTCTCCAGCCAGTGGGTCCCTTTCTGCCAGGCCACCTTGAGACTCGCCCAGAGAACTCTGGCCGCCAGCCGGAAGTCGCCTGCGGCCAGGGCGTCCTTGATGCCCTGAAAAGACTTCAGAGCGAAGTCCTTCAGTTCCCCAAACTTCTCGCTGAGCCAGGCCAGGGCCTTTCCGCCCGCGCCGCTCGCCCACAGGAGGTAGGCGCCGAGACCGACGACGGCAATCGAGACGAGGCCGAGGGCCGCCACAACGAGCCCGAGGGGCGAGAGAAGTGCCCCCAGGGCTGTGACAACCGCGCCGAGTATTATCCCAAACCCCATAATCCCGAAGCCGACGCCGGAAATGATCGTCCCCAGGATGACCAGTCCGGCCCCGAGGGCCCCGACGATGAGGACGCCTTTTGCCAGTGTGCGAATCAGCTCCTTATTCTTGGAAACCCAGTCGGCGACTCTTGTTCCCCACTCCGTGATGGCCTTCGCCGCCCGTTTCAGCGGCTCCGCCAGGGCCTCGCCGATCGTCGACAGGATCAAGAGGCCCGCCTGCTTCGCCTGGCGGCCGAAGCGGCCCAGCGTAAAGGCCATCCTCTGATAGGCCTCCTCGGCCGCGCCGGTCCTCGCCGCCATCGCGGCAAGGTTTTCATCGAGCAGTGCGATGTTGCCGGCGAGAATGACCACGCCCAGAGCGGCCCGTTTGGGAATGCCCGCGGCAATGATTGCTTCGAGGTCGGCGCCCTCGAACTTTCGGATGAACGACATCAGGTCGAGCCCCGCCTCGGCGGCCTCGAATATCGCCTGCCTGAGGGCGGTCATTGCCCGGGCGGGCTCCTCAACGGTAATGACCGTCGCGATGGCCGCCGCCAACTCTTCGAGCGACAGTCCGGCAGCGCGGGCGGCCGGCGCGACCGAGCCGATGTGCTCGGCCAGTTCCGGATAGGTCACCACGCCTCGCTGGACGATCTTGAACAGGAGGTCGCTTATGTCCGCCGCCGCCTCCGCATCCACGTTGTAAGCCTTCAGGACGCGGACCACTGCCTTGACGGATGTGGCCGTATCGGTCATGCCGCCGGCGGCCGCCTTCAGGGCGACGCGAAGGACGCCCAGCGCCTTTTCCGGCGCAACCGTGGCCGACAGGAGATCGTAGAGGCCCTTGGCGATGGTCTCGGTCCCTTCGCCGAATTCGACGCTCATGCGGCGGACGGCTTTCGTGTAGGCGGGCATGTATTTTTCGGCCTGGTCGCCGAGCATCGTCGAGACGTTGGCCATCTGCTCTTCGAAGGAGGCGAAGACCTTCGCGGCAACGACAAACGGCACCGCCATACCTGCGGCGGCGGCGAAGAGCCGAAGGCCCGCGGTCCGGACCGACGCCCCGATGGCCATGACCTGAGCCCCGAACGCCTTGAGTTTTGCACTGGCCGCCCTCAGACCCCGCGACAGACGGTCCCGGACGCCCAGTTCGACGTAAGCCTTGCCGGCACGAATGCCGCCGGGAGTCGCCATGTCACGCCCTCCTTACCGAGTCTCGCCACAGGCTCGGGAACTTCGGCAGTTCCTGCGCCAGAGCCGGTCCCATGAACGGCCGGGCGGCGACGCGCCGACGGCGGCCCCGGATCCGGGCCGTGCCGCCGCGCTCGAGGACGTCCGCGCCCGGGCGTCGCCCGAACCTGAGGGGCCCGACGACCACCGAGTCCGCCGCCCGGTCGTAACCGAAGTAGATGAGCCGCTTCAGAGGCGACGGCCGCATGTGCAGAAGCGGCGGCCGGCCGGGCCTGCTTCTCCGCTCGGGCCGGCGGGGTTTTCGCCGGCCCCGGCGTTCGGCCTTGCGGATGCGAATGGCATAGATCTCGCGCTCCTCGGCCGACATTTCCGCGAGCGTTTTCTGCGGCGCGGACTTCAAGGAGGACTTCGCGGCTGTCCGGATGAACGCCCCGGCCTTCGACATCACCTGCCGCTTGGCCTTATCCGCCGCGTGCAGAACGGGACGGCGATCGAAGAACATCGAAAAGGTCATGTTCAACCCGCCTGCAGGCACGTCATCCTCCTTCTATTCTCCCCCGGACTGCGCTCCGGGGGATAACCAATGTCCCCTCGCGGTGCGAGGGGCTAGTCCCCCCCCTGGTGCGCCAGGACCGCCCACACGCGGCGATCCCCCCCTTGGCCGTGGGACTGGACCCCTTCGGCGGAGATCGCCTCATTCCTCCAGTTTCCCAGCCAGGACCTCCAAGACCGCCTTCGGGTCCGCCGCCAAGAGTTTCCGAAGATCCGCGAGCACTTCGCTCATCTGGGCGACGTTGACCTCGGCCTTGCCGGCCTCCTCTTCGCAGAGACGTTTGACGAGGCCCGCAAAATCAAGGGCTTCCGTCGCCCCCTGACGACAGACGGCCTTGGCGAGTCGCCACAGCCCGCCGTCGGCGGGCGTAATCAGAATGTACCTTCGAGCCATTGCTCACACCCCTTCTCTTGTCTTGGCCTCGCCGATGGTCGCCTTGACCCCCGGATCGTCGCGGCTGGCGAGTGCAACCGCCGTCTTGACTTCTCCAGCATGGTCGGACTTCTCAACGGCCCGCGCCACCAGACGCAACGACAGGTCGGTTTTCCAGTAGCGCCAACCCAGGTAGCCCGCAGCAGCAAGCGCCGCGAGGGCGGCAATCCAATAGACCCACGGTGCCGTCTCGGCGACGACGGCCAAGCCAATCAAGAGCACGCCGACCCCGACCAGCGGCAAGGCCACCTTGGCACTTTTCGTCAAAATCCCGAGCACCGCGCCGGCAATGACCGCCAGACCACCCAGAACGCCGAGCGCTAGTGGCGTCTGAAGCGCCTTGGCAAAAGCGTTCTTGACGCCCAGTGCCGTCCCGCCGGCCTTCCCCGTCATTCCGTTGATGGACACTTCCGGCACGGTAGAATCGAAATCCGCCGCCCCGCCATCCTGTTTGACGGCGACGCTCGGCCCGACGGCCTTGGCGCTTTTGCGCGACCATATCGGCGCACCAGTCTCGTCTTGGCCGCTATAAACCTCCGAGTTCAGTTCGACGCTGGCGGGTGTGGTCCGGGTTGAGTCTTTGAGCCAGAGGCACCCGCCCGCCAAAACGAGTACTGCCACCGCCAGAAGAACTGCCGCCGCGCATTTCATTTTCCGTCCCCTTTTTTCCCCCGCCTGTTGGAAGCGGCCTTTGACCGCACAAAAACCTGTTTCAGGATGCCGATGTTCTCCTTCGTCAGCCGCAGACCGCCTTTGCGCCGTCCCGTCTGGAACGGATGAAAATCTTTCGGCTGGAGCGTGCGCCCCTTCTTTCGGAACGGGCTGATGTTCGCCAGGTGCGCCATCAGCGACGCCGTATGGTTCCACCGTTCCCGCGAGCATCCTTCCGCCATCCACACCAGTTCCCGCAGCGTCAGCGGTCCGGGGGCGACTCCGCAGACCCCGGCGCACTCGAAGACGAGTCGCCAGCCGTCCGGAGGTTTTCCTCTTCGAACTTCTTTTCCGCCGCCGCGATCATCTTTTCCGGATCGAGGGCCTCGATCTTCTCTTCCGCGACCGCCAGCGCCGCCTCGACGAGCGCGAGCTGCTTCTCGATGGCCCTCGCCTCGGCCGCGTTCGGGCGCCGCCTCAGGCTCCGGAAAAAATCCGCGAGTTCCCTCCAGAACGCCTCGTGGGCCGCGGCGATTGCCTCGCCGCCCAGGGCCCGGCCGAACTCCTCGTCCGAGACGCCGGCCTCGTCGGCCTGCGGCTTCACCAGGGCGTAGATGACGTCCACGAGGAGCAGCAGATCGTCCTCGAGATCCGTCATAAGGGGGACCTCGCCTCCCGCCTTGCGCGGCTCGATGATGCGCGCGAGGTTCACGTCCACCAGGTCGCGCACCCGCCGCACCGCATCCACCGTGATCGCGATGGTCCAGGTCCGGCCCGCGCTGTCGAGAAACGTTTTCATGGCCTGCTCCCTTTCCCCGCCCCATTGCATTGGGGCAGATGTTCGTTGATCCGCCGCCATCCTACGCCAGCTCAGGCGTAGGCGCCGCTGATCCATTCCGGCGCGTTGTCGGCCGGGGCCGGCTTCAGCGTCACGGCGACGGTGATGCCTTCCTCGAGCGGCTCAGACCGCGTGAACGTCGCCACCCGCATGGTCGCCCGGAGTCCCTGGCTCTCGGCATCGTCGATGGCGCCGGACATGGCGGCTATCTCCAGGGTCGTCTTATCAAAGAACGCCTCCTGGAGGGCGGTGAACCCATCATCCTCGGTGTCCCAGACCATCTCGAAGTCGACGCTCGCATCCTTCAGGGTCCCGAGCGTCGCCCGCCAGCCCGCATTCGCCCGGGTCGTGAGATCCGCCTCACCCTCTTCCAGGTTCAGCGTCACGTCCCGCACGTTGGTGATCTCCTCCCAGTCGGGAACCGCGTAGGTCCCCTTGTTCCGGTAGAGTTTTGCATCCATTCCCAGTTTTTCCATCAGACTGTCTCCCTTTGCCAGAGTTCCACAAGTCGCCGGCGGTTCTGGTCCCGCCCGACCTTGACAGACGCTGTCACTTTGGCGCCGCGCGGCGCCCAAGATTTCACCACATCCGGCGTGATCCCCGCGTGCATCCCCGTCGTCTTCCAGTCCAGCGGCACGCTGAGGAGCAGCCTCGGCGCGACCCTGAGCGCCTCGGCGAACGCCGCCCTTTGCCGCCGGACGCATTGCTCTTTGTCCGGCAACGCCGCCATGACCCGGCGATAGAATCGGGCGTTGTCGCCGCCAAGATGCTCGAGCACTTGCAAGGCCACGACCACGTCGTAAGCATCGTCGGGGAGCGGCCAGGGCACCGCCCCGGCATCGTGCCCGAAAGTCAGCGGCCGCCGGCCCCAGTTCCAGATGTCCATGATGTCGCAACCGCGCACGAGCGAGAGGCTTCCGGGTCCGATCTCCAGCACCCTCGTGACACCCGGGATCTCGCGGAAAATCCGGCACGCGACCGCCAGATAATTTTCCCACCGCCCTTTCCAGTACGGATTCAAGGCCGCCTCGCGCTCCACATCGAGTTGCGTGATAGTCCTCAATTTCACGTGAGTCGTCATGCCGGAACCTCTTCCTTCGCGGGCACTTTCCACGTCCAGATCGTCCCCTCGATCTTCCGGCCGGGCAGGAGTTCGTCCACGGCCTTTACGACGCTGGCCCATCGGGGGGAATGGTAGTCGTCGCCCGCCAGCACGCCGCCCGGCTTCACCACCGATCGCCACGCCAGGATGTCCCGCTTGACCGATTCGTAGTCGTGCGATCCGTCGATGAAAACCATGTCGGCGCTCGCCGGCGCGAACGTCCGGGCGACGGCGGTCGATTCGCCGGTATGAGTACGAACTACTTTATGGACGTTTGCCGACATGATATTCCGCAAGAACTCCGTCTTGAAGTCTATGCCCTGGAGGGCCGGCTCGGTCCGGAAGGCCGGCTCGTCGCTCCCCTTGAACCAATCGACGGCATGAATCTGAATGAACTTGCCGGTTCCTGGACTACCGGCATAACTACGCACGGCCTGGATCGCCTGGGCCAGGTAGATCGTCGATTTTCCGAGCAGACACCCCACCTCGATAAAGACGGCCGGGTCCGGCGCCTCGGCCACCATGCGGTCGTAAAAGGCCCGCTGAGCGCGGCTGAAGTATCCGAACACCTTATCGCTCGTCAGCCGCAGGGCCCGTTTCGAGTAGCGCTGACACACCTCCGTGCGGCTTGCCCCATGCCCGGCCCCGTAAAGGATGACGCTGCCCGCCGTTTTCCGCGTGCCGGCGTAGGTCTCCGGCAGGTGGGCGAATCGGCAGTCCGGCCGCGCCGCCTCGAACTCCCGCCAGGTCCGCTCGAGGTACTGGTGGTCCGAGATGTCCTCGCTCGTCGAAGAGTCGCACTTGGCCTTCCAGGACCTCACGAAATCCAGGGCCGCCGGCGTGTAATTGAAATAGAGCACGAATGCCCGAACGCGAAGCGGCGGATCGTTCCGCGGGGATCCCTCGAACGGCACCGCGGCCACATCGCAATCGAGGGCGTCCACGGCCGTCGGCACGCTTATAAGATCGCTATCGGCATCGATCCACAGGACCGGCCGCTTGCGCTGTTCGAGGACCTCCAGGATGTGACTCGGCTTCATGTCGCAGTTGCGGATCCAATTGGCACCCGGCGGTCGCGGCCGGATGTCGTATTCGATGCCGAGGGCACCGCACCTTTTCTGGAGCGTCCGCGCGGCCTGCTTGTAGAACGTGCCCTCCTGGTCGGACCAGAAAGAAGTCACGAGCGTCTTGAGTTTGAGCCGCCTGCCCATGCCCTTCGGCCCTCCGTCTCGCTGCGTGGATCTGAGATACCCGCATCCCGAGACGTGGTTCGAGAGAATGAAGATCCTTCCGTTCCATTGCGCCGGCGTCGGCCAGTTCGGGACGTAGTTGTACCCATAGTCCAGGAAATGGACCCGGATGCTCCGATGCGCCGGTATCCTGACGAGACGCATGGCCGCCTGAAGATTCCGTTCGTGGGCCTTCCCGGGATGGGCCTTGCAAAATGCCGCCGTGATCCTGAGCAGACGCCGCGCGGCAGGGTTCGCGTAAATCGTCCCGGTCCGCACGCGGTCGTTGTGCGGATGCGAGACGGCGAAATCGAACGGCGGATCGTCGAACATATCCAGCGGTCCGACGATCTCGGAATCGGCGTCGAGCCAGAGAACGGGCCGGGGATCGTGTCGCTTGGCCGCCTCGAACATATACACGCCTTTATGGGCCGCGCGCGCATGCCACGAACCCACACGCGAGAGGTCCACCTCGTTGATTTCGTGATCCAGCCCGAACTTCTCGCACGAGGCGCGGAGAGTCTTCGCCCACTCCGCGTATTCGTTGTCGGGCGTGTAGAACGAGATGACCATAGGCATCGTCATTCGACTCTACTCCTCTTCCGGTTCGGCCATCACGTCGGCAAGCGCCAACAGTTTGCCGGCGGCGGGAGTGAAGATCCCGCCGGAGGCAAAGACGGCCTGAAAGTCATAAAGATATTCTCCGGGCGCATCCAGTTCGGCCGTGTCCCCGCTCGCCACATCGGCGGAGAGCACCAGGGTCGTCCCGTCCATTTCCGCCGACGCCTCGACCGTGAAGATTGCCGGTTGTCCCTCGCGTCTCGGGCCGACGCTGAACGTAAGAACCGTTCCCTCGGCCGTCAGGTCCGGGCCGGCGTAGTTCGGAACATCGAGTTTCAGTTTTGTATCGTCCACTTCCAAGTAGGAATCGCCGCGCATGAGCGTAATCGTTCCGTCGGCCGCAACCGGCGTCCGCACGCGAACATTCCCGGCCGTGATGAGGTCCGTCTTGGTCTTGATATTCTGCAATTGTCCGTCCTCCGCCGTCGTCTTGTCGCCAGCCACGCCCAGAGCGTCGCGGATCTGCCCGCGCTCGCCCGCCGTCCAATCTCGCTCCGCAAGGCTTTCCCACGATTCTTCGCCGTGCGCCGCCGCCAGGACTTCTGCGGTCTCGGCCGCGTTCGCCTCCGGCGTCGGAATGTCGTCGGGCCGGGTGGCTTCGTCGGCGCTCGCCTTCGCCGCATCCGCGCTGGCTTTCGCCGCGTCCACCTTGCCGTCAGTCGTCGCGTGGGCCGTCGTCACGTCCGAGGGGCGCGACGCCTCATCCGCGCTGGCCTTCGCCGCGTCGGCGCTCGCCTTCGCCGCGTCCACCTTGCCGTCTGTCGTCGCGTGGGCCGTTGTGACGTCCGAGGGGCGCGACGCCGCGTCCGCCGAGGCTTTGGCCGCGTCCACCTTGCCGTCAGTCGTCGCATGGGCGGTCGCGACCGCGCCATCCTGCTCCGGCGACCCCAGGCCTCCAATGAGGCCGTCTGTCATACCGTGGGCACCTGTCACGTCAGCGGGCGTGGCGCGGCTCGATACGTCCGCATCCAGGCGGGCCGCCCGTTCCGCAGTGAGGCGCGCCTCAAGGGCGGCCGTGTCGGCCAGGATGGATGCGCCGGGCGGAACGTGGATAATCGTGCCAGAGGTCTTAGCTGGGTCAAACACACTGCCGAAAACGAAGACACTGCCATTATCTGCTTGCACCAAGTCCATCGGGGCAGCTCCAGCGGTATCCACGTGAACATCGCTCAAGATAATGCGACCTCTGGCCTCTTGAGCACCTACGTTTGACACTGTTGCTCCGGATACCTCAAGTGAACCCCGCACCATGGAAATAAAGGCGTCCGAGCCTCCTATTCCGGCAAGGCCGTGAGCGTATTGGCCACCGCAGGAAGAGGGCCCTATCACAACAATGCGCGTGTCGTAAAGAACAATACTTGCGTTGCGCGAAATTATCGTCACACCATCATACTTAGTTTCGATAAGACAGTCGCGCATGACAAGATCACATCGGGTACCCGGGTCGGGCTCTTCTCGAATGTAAACGCCGTCGGCGTCGGCAATCAAACGCACCCGGTCGGCCCAAGCATGGAGGAAGCGGGCCTGGGTCGGCGCGCCGGCACTCGCCTTTCGGTATCCCAACGCGGCCTGATATACCCCAGCACCAGCAATCCCCTGAATTGTCAGATCGGCTATCCGAGATCCCGTGCCCGGCTTTACGATACATCCAAGTGTGCTCAACACCGCCGTGCTTGTAATAAGCGTCGCGTCGATGCCTTTACCTTGTAAGTTGACGCCGTCAGGTAATTCGATCACAGCGGCCCCCAGAGCGAAAATCCCAGGACCCGTACAAATCGTGTCGCCTGAGGCTGCTACCGCTATTGCAGCGTCGATTGTCAGAAAGGCAGTTTGCCACGACCGGCCGTCGTGCTCCGTGTCGTGGCCGTAGGTCGCATCCACAAACCAAGTGTTCGGCACGTCATCCACATCTGTATTCAGGCGAGCGTCCACATCGACCGTCGTATCGGTCGCTTCGGTGGAGTGAAGATGCAGCGTCACCGTCCCCCGAATGTCCTCGGGCACGCGAAAGGCCATTCGCTTCACCCGTCCGGCGTCGGTCGCGTCGCTCTCGAAGACCCAGTCGGTTGAGAACACGTGCTCGCCGTCCGTCTTGACGGTCAGCGTGAGCGTCCGTGTCTTGCTTGCGGCGAGAGCCGATACGCGGACGATGCCTTTCAGTGCCCACTCCGCCAGGCTGGTCGGCAGCGCCTTCGTGAGGACCAGGAGTCCATCAGCGGGCGTAATGTCAACACCCGTTAGAGTTTCCCTATCGAGCCGGCTCATACGCAACCTCCCGCCACTTCCACCGTTTCGCCCGGCCCCCTCGAACCAGCCCGCTCGCCTTCCTGAAACCGCGTGATCGGGAAGTCGGCCGAGTAGCGCTCAATGTTAGACACCCGAACCTCGTCCAGGACGCCGTAGAAGTCATTAGCGGCAGCACCATCATAGTTCCGCCCCAGGCGAAGTGTGGTAGGTGAGAAGCCTACGAGCCCTGACCAAGATGTCCCCACATATCTCTTTCCATTCACAATCACCGCAACCTGCTTTTGCGGATCGCAGCAGAAAGTGACGGCAACGTGAAACGGTTTTGGACTGTCGAACAGGGCTTCGATTGAACCGTCGTTCGGTTGCCAGTAGATCGAGCGGTTCGCGGCGTTTCTGTCCACAAAATATACGCCGATGCGCGCACTTGTTGGATCGCTACGCCGGAGGAATATGGCCAGTCGACTTGCTCCCGCTTCAAACCAGCAGACCGGATAATGATAGGTGGTATCCGGGGTGGTGAAGTTTCGAATCCAGCACTCGAGTGTGCCCGCCATCCGTGCACCGCCATCAAGCGCGACGTTCATGTAGTCACGTTCGGCATCGCCGAAGCGCCAGCCGTCGCTCTCAGGAGTAGGGGTAGCGCCAAGGTTGGTGAAGTCCGGCCCGACGATGCTCTTTCCCCGCAGCCAACCGCTGTCGGCGCGCGCAAGGAGCAACGTATCGGCATCCGTCGCGCCCGGATAGACGCTGAATGACTGCACTAAAGATCCTCCGCGAGGAACGGAAACAGGCACAAAAAGACCCACATCAGAATCCGTTTCATAGTCAACTGCTCCGCTTACTTACGTGCGCGGCTCGTCACCCTTGAACTTTTCACGCGGAAGGCACGACCCTATACGTCAGGGTCACGCCGCTCGTGAACTGCCTGAGTTCGTCCAGGTGCTGCGGGCTGTAAATCGGATCCCGCCCCGAATGTTTCCATGCGGCCAACGGGTACGACGCCAGCCGCCGCATTTTGAAAAAATCGGCGATCTCCTCCACCAGGTTCATCAGGGCGTCGATCGTCGCCTCGTCGTCGGCCGGCTCGGCGAGTTTCCGCATGACCGCCACATCGATCTCGACCGTCTCGACCGTCCGTCCGCGGTCCAGCACCTCCGCCGCCCAGGATTTCGGCACGACGAAAACGGCCACCGGATCGTCCGGTCCCGCCTCGCTGAGGGTCGCGCGGGGCCGCCAACGGCGCTCGACCGAAATCTCTTTAGAGAACGTCCCTTCCGCGAGTTCCCCGGCCACCGCATCGGCCACGTCCGCGATGATCGACATGTCATCTCGTCCCCAGGACAGCCACGATGGCAATCACGATCGAGATCATGGCCGTTAACATCGCGCCCAGCGCGGCCAGCGTAACGGCCCAATGGTGTGACAGATGATTCGACATGCACCGATCGAGTTTGGCGACGCGCTCGTCGATTCGGATCAACAAGTCGTGATCTTTGGGTTCGGGCATCAGGGCTCCCCGGCAAGTTGTTTCGTGTGCACCCTCAAAAGCGTCCCGGCCGGCCCCGCCACCTGAAATTCCTTCTGCCCCGGCGGCGCCGTCACCTCGTATTCGCAACCGTCGGCGTCGATCAGGCGGTCTCCGGGCTCCGGCGCGTCCAGTTCGTCGAGATCGGCGGCCTCCAGAAGCCAGTCCCACGATTCATAGACCACGAGGATGCCGGTCCCGTCGTCCACCTCGCCCGCGCGGAAGGACCGCCAGGCCGTGATCGCAAGTTCGGCCGCGCCGCGGCGATAAAAGATGTTTCGCCCTTCCGCACCCTTCATCGCCGCGGCCAAGGCCCCGGTGGCGTAATCGAAGACACCCATAACATCGCCCTCCGTCGGCTTTTACCGCCTACAGGAGGACTTCGAGCGTCACGCTCTTTGCCGAGGCATCTTTGTCCGCATCGGCCGTGACCGCCACGCGGACGTACTGCTCGGCGTCGGTCGGCAGAGCGAACCGCCGCGTCGCGGCTGCGGCGCCGGCTCCATCGGCGCCCGTCTGGACAAGGGCGCTCGGGATGATGTCTGTCGGGTAGAGGAACAGGGAATCGGAATCCGTCTGGACCTCATACGTCACGGTTTCACCGTCCCCGAGTTCGCCGACCGCCAGCGCCGGGGCCGAAATGAGAAGGTCCATCCCGGCCACCTTTTCACCGGCGCCGAGGTCGATGCCGTCCGTATAGACGGTCTCGGCCGTCTCCGGCAGGGCTTTCGTGTCTTTGAGGAGAGTATCCCGGATTTCGCGCGCCATTGGAGATTCCTTTCGTTCGTTTGCGGCCGCTTTCTGGAGGCCGTGCTTTTTTGACTTCCCCCCGATTGCAATCGGGGGGTTGTCGTTCGTCAGGTCTGGCCGTGCGGCCCCGCTGGCCGCACGGCCCCAGACCTGAACGCTTACAGGGTCAAGCCTTCGGTCGAGAGGATCGCATCCGTCGGGGCGATCGGCACGCCGAACGCCTCGGCCGGGAACGGCGCCGGGGCGCCCGTCGCGTTCGTCGCCGTGCGGCTGTCCTGGAGTTGCCGCAGGCTCCGCCGGTTCATCAGGAGCACGTCGGGCCTGAGGCCGGCCGGGAACTTCGACAGGAGATCGGCGATCATGTCGTCGGTCAGCGTCTTGCCGCTGTCGGCCGTCAACTTCTTGATGCGGGCGATCGACAGGAGGCTCGCCACCTGGAGGCCCGGCCGCGCGAGGATCTCCTGGATGTAGGCGGTGAACTTATTCGTCCCGCCCGCGTCCAGGATCGATTCCTCCCGCACGTCCGCGAGGGCGAGTTGGCCGTTCAGGCCCCACACCCACTGGACGTTCTTCGGGCCCCAACGCACGCCCCACACGCTCGAGCCGGTGGCGGCCGTTGTCCCGCCCGCGTCCACAACCATGTTCGCCGCGTCGTAGGCCGCCAGGAGGCCGGGGTAGCCCTTCGCGTTGCCGCCCGTCCCGCGCCCGTAGTAGAACTGGGCGCAGAGGTCTTGCATCGCGGCCTCGAGGATCGCCTGGCCCTCGAGCGCGATGTAGGCCTCGGCGCCGTCCTCGTAGGCGTCGGCGACGGCCTTGTCGCATTCCCACCTCGGGTTGAGGATGAACGCCTCGACCAGGCGGTTGATGTACGTCCCTTTCGTCGGCGCGACGCCCTCGTTCGCGTCGCGGAACGCCGTTCCGGTCGGCACGGCCGTCCGGACGAGGGTCTTGTAGTTCAGACCCTTGATCGTCCTCGCCGGGCCGAGTAAGAGTTCCGGATGGGTCTTGGCGGCCTCGTCGATGAGACCGACCACGGCGTCCGACCCGCTCGCCCTGGCGATGTCCAACAGCGTTGGCAGAGCCATTTGCTATCCTTTCCTGTTCGACCGCGGTTTACGGGCAGGCTATTCGATGCCTTGCCCGCGGCCCGGCGGTCAGTTGTCCTTCTTCTGGAACTTGATCCCAGCGGCGACCTTCGCCGCGTTTTCTCCGATCTTCCCGGACAGGCCGGTAACATCCGGCCCGTCTTCCGCCCCATCCGCCACGAACGTCACCGGAGCCTCTTCACCGCGCGCCGCCCGCGCCGCCTTGGCGAGCCGCTCGATCTCCTTGGCCTGTCGCGCGTTCTCCGCCACCAGGGCCTCGACGTGAAGCGCCTGGGCCTCGTCGAACGTCCGGCCGTCGGCGAACCACTCGCCGCCCTTCGCGCCGAACGCCTCGACGAACCTCTTACACTCGGCCCGCGCCTGGGCTGCGGCATCGGTTTCCGGTCCTGCAACCGGCGGCGTCTCTGATTCCGGCTCCGGTTCCGGCTCCGGTTCCGGCTCCGATTCCGGCTCCGGTTCTTCCGCCGGCGCCACCGGCGGATCGGCCGCGGGTTCGGGGGCGGGCGCGGGAGGCGGTTCCTCGCCTTCCGCTGCGGCCGGCACTATGCCTTCAACGGCCGCAGGTGGCGCGGCCTCCGGCTCTACTACCGTCTCGGCGTCAACGACCGGCGTTTCAGAACCACCGGCCTCGACCTGTTTGTGCACAACCATTTTGTGTTCCTTTCCTGGTTCGATGAAAGTGACAGGAACGTTCTTCTCGCTCCGCGCGAGCTCCGACCGCGCGTTCATATCCGCCCCGTAGGGACAGACGGCCACGCCCCGGAGCGGCCACTGGCGAAACACCATCCCGGGCCCCTCGAACTCGTAGCCGTTGACGGCCACCTTCCGACCCACAGGCACGTCCTCGATGACCAGGGCGGCATCGCCCGGCGTGAAGTCGATCGACGCCTCGTAAGGCACGCCCGCCCGGGACTTGAACATGATCTCCGTCGCCCGGTCGTTTTCCTTGTAGGGGACCACGGCCCCAGACACATTGAGGTCCCCGCCGGTCGTGTCGAACTTGTTCAGGTAGCCGATGATCTCGTAGTCGTCGTGGCAGTAATCGAGCGCGAGGCGCGACTTGTGAACCGTCATACCGGCCATATCATGGACGCACCGGCCCCACCACCAATGATAGAGCGGCTGGCCGGTCCGCGCGAGAATCTTAATCGGCGCGGTCTTGGCGCCTTCGCCGTTCGTTCCGAGAACGAACTCCCCCGCG